ATGCTTTCTTCTTTGAAAAGGAACGAAAAAAATAAAAAAAGTTTTTTGTGTTTTTAAAAATGAAAAAACATGGTGTTACTTCGCGGTTATCTCCGTCATTTGGTTTGAAATTCTGTATAAACGTGTATCATAAATACAAAAGTTTAAAAAATTTTCGGGTGTAAATAATAATGAGGGTCATCCTCAAAAAAAGTCCAATCCGTGATAAAAAGTACAGAGTGACCTTCCCGGACGGTGACTACGTGGACTTTGGTGGTAAGGGATACACAGACTATACCATACACAAAGACCCCATGCGTATGCGTCTCTATGTACTACGACATGGTGGTGGCGACACGCGCAAGTTTAGTGATCCACAAAAGGTACACGAGAGAATGTTGAGAGTAACTAAGAGCAAACTCGAGGATTGGGGAATCTCGGGTTTGAAGACTGCGGGTTTTTGGTCCAGGTGGCTTCTATGGAGTGAACCAGACCTACGTGACGCAATGCGCTTTATGAAAATGCGCTTCGGACTAAATATAAAATATATGTAAACAATAGATGTTACCAGCTTTGATTCTTCCTCTATTGAATGTACTCGGTATAAAAGTATTTCCCGGACAAGACGCGTGGAGTCCAACGGTTCCATTTGATAAAAATAAACACTATTCCATGTCGGCATTATCTATACTTTGTTGTTGCATCATGATATCGAACATGATGCGCAAAAAATTCATAGGATGGTGGGTTCCAATACCAATGAAACCAGTTGGTTATGCTTCATTGGCGACATGTATAGCTCTCTCGTTCCTCGTGACGTACGATACGTACCACAGGGCACTGAGTATGCTACCCAAATCCAAACCAGAGGAGAAGACTGATTAGAAAAAGTTATCTGTTCGATACAATTTCGCGGAATAATCACCCGATTGTCCTAATATATTTATAGTCTCATTACCGTAAATTTCTTGACACCCAATATCATCCATGCAATCTCTTTCACCCAAACTCACTGGAAGAGAATACATCTGATCACCTGGTGTCACCGTGTAGTAATGATATCTATCGCGTCGTCCACGCACTTCCTTGCCGTACAATGGCAGTGTCTCGTTGTTCTCACCGAGTAATACTCCCATCTGTTGGACGTGTTGTGGTTTATACTCCTTGATTGGTGGCGCTCTAAATTCACGCTCTACGGGAATTTGAACTGGTACGGCGACGCGCTCGCGTGTGTGTATACGTCTGACGGGCTGAGGCTTCGTGAGTATGTACAAGAGTATCAACAGTAAAACGAAGATAGTCATTAACATCGCCGTGTGTTTAGTCTTTGCGTTCATTATTAGTAGACTTAGATTTTAATAACATATCTTGTATTATTCGTACATGTTTCTGTGAATACACTTGTTTACTATGTTTTTTGTCATTTTTAGTCACACGTTTTTTTGGTTCTTTATAGTCCATTAAATTATAATAGCATCTAATTTTTATCTAGTGATAGTTGATGACTCGTTCACCACGCATAATTTGCAACACACCCCCGTGAATCCCGTGGTCACCAATTTTAGGAACGTGGTTAATTTCAATCTTTCTTCCGTTTACGATTAGGAACTTCTTAGAGCTGGTCAGTATAGACCTCTCGGTAACCATTTTGGTTCCGGATCCCCAACGGTAATCGTAAACTGGAGCGTAAGAAGGCATATTTTGTGTTTAATTTATATACGAATTGATGTGACTTAGGCTAAATCTATACGACCAAGCCTATACTGAACGAACAACCAGAGACCAAACATCAACGTCTTCAAAAGATTATTTGCATCAGTGTCATCCATCTTATATATGGGTCCCATGATTCGACCAAAGAATGTTTCTTCTTTCGAGTTACCCGTGACATACATTTCCATCTGTGTCAAAGCACACGTGTCATCATTCACAGACCAATGGTAAAAGATGAATGGTATGAGTATACTATACATTTCTAGCATCTGTGTATCTTTCATAAAAGGAATAGTGAGTACCGCGATAAATAATATCAGGTGGATGAAGAATATAATATTCATCTATTAATATGGATCAAGAAATTAATGATAATAATGCGATCGAAGGGTTTCCCAAAGATATAGAAAAACCAGAAGCCCCAAAGAAATGGCACACACAACAGGAAAATGTGTTGAAGGAATGGGGTGAATCGGCGGCGTGTTACCGATATATGAATTACCAAGCGTTCCTGATGTTTCAAAAATTGAATATGCGATTTACACTTCCCGTCATCGTACTCTCGACTATAACCGGTACGGCGAACTTCGCACAAGAACAATTTCCAATTAGTATTCGTTCGTCTGTGCCATCAATCATTGGTGGTCTTAACCTCATCGCGGGTATTATTGCGACTATAATGCAATTTCTAAAGATTAATGAATTGATGGAGAGTCATCGTTCTGCGTCACAAATGTATGGTAAATTGTCTCGTAAAATCAGACTCGAACTTAATCTTCCACTCGTCAATAGAACCCTCGATGGTGCAGACATGGTACAGGATTGTCATCAAGAAATGGACAGACTCATTGAACAGAGTCCACCCATACCAAAAAGTGTTCTCGTAGCGTTTGATAAGGAATTCCCAGATGACAGGATATTTACAAAACCCGAGATATTACACGTACACCCAATTTTACCTTTCAAAGCGATCAAAGAATATTCCATCATGAGTCTTCTCAAGGATCCAAAACAACGAAATATGACTGACGATGAACTCAAGGATGAACTTGATGAATTGCGTGGTCGTGTCATGCCAGGTGCCAGAAGTATTGCTGCCGATCCACTAAAAGCGGTGGGGGTGAGACGAAGAAGTAATACGACCGATTCAACTCTTAAACTGTCTGGAACTCCATCTAAAAAACCCACTCAAGTTACAGACATTGAAACGGGTGATACAGACTATACGGATGAAGAAGTCATAGAAGAATAATTAAACATACGAGTCGCAATGAATGCAACTAAAATAAATAAGGTTAAATTAAAGAAACCAAAACATAATAAGTAAGGAACGATCTTCCTTTTGATAGGATCAATAATTCTAGATTGAAGTGTATCATTTTCAAAAATAATATCTATAGCCTGATTAGTGAGATCATCATTCTTCGTCATGGACGCTTTCGTTAAGATATATAAACAAAAAAAGAGGGAAACTAACACGCTCCATCACAAAGAAATAGACCGTCTTAAAAAACATATATCACACGGCAAAAATGTGATGATATGCGGTGCACATGGTTTTGGTAAATCTTTCATATTAAATGAAGTTCTAGATGAATCAAATAGCATAGAAATGCCATGCAATTATAAGATCTCCGATGAACTCAAGGGTTCAAATATGTGTATTTTTTTAGAAGATTATAGACATGACGTCATTGCACAAAGGCAGATCATAGATTACGTGTCCGAGGGGGGACGAATATCTAAAGGTTCATTTATAGTGACATCTAAAAATGTATTTCTTTTACCAAATTTTGAACTTATTATAGTACCTAAACGAACACCCGATGAAATTGCATCATTGAGACCAAATGAACCAGGTGCACACTCAGCGGCTGTGAAATGCAAGGGAAATATATACAATTTTTTCGATTACATTAACTTTTCGGATGAAAAGGATTTATTTACAGATCCAAAAGACATCGCCACGTCGCTTCTATGTAAAGAAGAAAGTGATGACAATATAAGTACTTTACATGAACATGGTCACGTGTGGGGTATGATTCATGAAAATTACGTAGACTCAGATGGTGTAAATATAGCTTGCATATCTCAAGCACTGTCGGATGCCGACCTATATGATTCGAGTATATATGATGGTAATTGGGATTCTATGAGATATTTCATAAATTCGGTGTATAACATACCAAAACAATACTTGGGATCACCCGTTGACGAAAAAAATATAAGACCCGGTAGCTTTTGGACAAAATATGGAAATTATAAGATGCGATATCAAAAATACAGCAATATAGGTCTCAGAACTAGAATGTCTCATCAAGAACTCGGACTTCTCCGAGAGTATGCAAGAAATGGTGATATAGAAAAGTACCTAAGTTGTGATCTTACGGCACAAGACTTTGATGTGATAAATCACTTGTGTGTTGGTAATAAACTTAAACCAAGAGAAGTATCTCAAATTAAGAAAAAAATAAAAGAACTTAAAACGTAAAACCTTTACATAAAAGAATAACGATGGACGTCAAATCTATCTTTGAAAAAGTCAAACCTGTATTTGAAAAATATAAAAATGATGAACATATTGAGTTTGAAGTTAGAATTGGTAAATTCAACTCTGGCACATTCGATACAGATGTTGGGGCACAAAGATTTAACAGCATTCTTGATGGTCTTAGAAAATATGATGGTTGGGAACGCGTTATGAACACGGCAGAAGAGGTGTTTTATCGTGAAAGTGACAACCTTCGCATTTCCATTGATGAAAATACAGCAGAAGAAAAGATTGTTAAAAAGCTTAGGGTACACAACGAAGATTTCAAAAAGCTGGGTAATGCACCATATGATATTCGTTTCAGTGTTTCTACCGAAACACCCGTAGAGGATTATGAAGGTGAGATGGACAAGAAGAAGACGAAACGTCGTCTTTCTTTTATTCGAAAGAATTTGTCAATCGACATGACAGTTGTCACAGGTGACATGGAAGATATGGACACGGAAGACCCTAACGTATATCAAATTGAAATGGAAATCGTAAATCCAAAACTTGTGAAGGATGATAATGAGTTGTTTAACATTCTTCATAAGGTGAAGGACTTATTTAATATATTGGATACTAGTAACTAATGATTAGAATACTTGTAATACTGATCGTTTTGTATTTCGTCTTATTTGCCGATTATAGCAATGAAAATGTGGGTTCTATGGGTTATAAATCCAAGAACTTTCATATGTCACACGGAATGTCTAGACAAACACTAGAAAAGATGCGCGCGGATGGACTTTCCGAAGAAAGTCTTAAGGAATTCATCATGATGGAAGATAGGTTACTCGAAGTAGAGCGAAAATCCGTATGTTCGCAAACTGCACGTCAATTTGAGTCGGTCGGTGTATCCGATCAAATTAAAAAACGTTTTCCCGGGTACGATTTTTCGTATCACACCAAACATATTAAACAGGCATCTGAACCAGAAAAGCTCATAAATAAAAGCATCACTTGTTCTTAGCCAAATTAGCCCGCGTCTTATTGTATTTTTCAATAAATTTCTTAATTTGAGCCTTTTTTGGACTTTGTGTCAATATGTAATTCACGACAGCGTTTCCGTATTTTCCATATTCATTTTTGATAAGTTTCTTTTTATATTCCTCCGCTCGCGTTTGTTTCCATTCGGATACTAACTCTTTCTTTATATCATTCGCCGGCATTTTTCGAAGAACACCCATTTTATTTATGAGACTCGATTCTTTCGATGCACCGTTTAGTACATTCGACATTTCTTCGACATCCTTGTTTATGTTCATGATTTTACCATATTTCTTTATCCATCTTGGACCGTAGAGTTTTATTATATCGTTTCTTATACCCACATTGTTTAATTTTCGCTTTTTCTCAATAGCACCTATTTTAGCTTCCTTTCTCAACTCTACATTAAGAGCCTTATTTGCACGTCTTAATTCAACTGAATTCACTTTATTTTTATTGACGTGTAATTTAAGTTTTTGACACAAAGTCTTTATTGTATCGGTATTACTTACTTCTATACCCTTAGACATCGCCATTGCTACGAGTTCATTCTTTTTGTAACTAATACACGGTTTATCATCTACCTTGAAGTTTTCATTTCCAAAAGAAAATTGTTTAATCATGGCACATAACTTTTCTTTCTTATTTTTATCTTTTGCGTTGACAACACCAAGCTTCTTTGCCATTTCTATGAGTGTTGACTTTGTCAAAGTCTCACATTTCTTCTTTCCTATCATGAGTTTACCATTTTTACCATACGTGATTTCTTTGGTGTTATTCGGGGATTTACGCGTCGACTTCTTTTTGGGTATTTTGTAGCAACATTGATCACCTTGTGGATTCTTTTTCGCTTCAAACCCACTCTTGCATGGTGGTCGACGTGCTTTGGGACACGAGGACGCATTCACTCTCCTTTTAGGTTGGACAATGCGATTTGGTACGTTTGCAGAAAGATTTATCTCACCCTTAGCGTTGAGCATTTCAAATAAATCACGGGCTGTTTTATACGCGGCATTCAACATCTTTGGGTTTTTTGCACCAGATATCTGAATGGCACCACTCTTTGCGATTATATATTTATGTTCTTTGTACGTGGAATACATCATGGGTGAGAGCTCGGGATCATAGGTAGAAATAATTCCATATCCCCGTGACCGTGCATAAAGTCTATTCATATCACGGATGATACCATTAATTCTAAATTGCCCACTCAAATTGTTATATTCGAATGGATTATAGAAAAATGCTGGTTTTTTCGTGTAACTTTTAACCATAAATCTTCGTATGAGTTCGGGTTGATTTTCTATTTCGTCACCCTTTCCTATGAATCCACCCGAGAATCGAATCTTTCCATTTTTATAGAAATTGACGGTTCCACCGTTTGTTTCCACTCCATTCGTAATGGAAAACTTAATTTGTACGGTAAAAAATTTTAAATTAATATCACCCTTCTTTCCATACTGACGTGTGTGCGAAAATCCAGTCTTGAATCTACCATATACACCTACAATCTCTTTTGTGTCTATATAGAGACCCTGACCGATAGACGTTTTACCGAGGGGTGTATTCTTAAGAATGCTTTTCAAGTCGACTCGCGCCTCGGCATCAAAATTCTTGTTCACGGTCGCATTGAACATGCCTGGATTGAGACCACTCAAAACGAGACGTGTGGGTGAACGAGGTGGTGTGTTACTATTTGAAACAAACTGTG